CCCTCGATCTCTCCTTCTGATATAAGATCAAGGAAAGTTGCAAACTGTTTGCTGTGAAGCGTATCAGGGGTTCTTGTCGGTTGTCTTGGGGGCGGTGGCGAACCTCCACCACCTGAACCGCGAATAATTTTTCTTTTATCTGTCATGCCTGAACTTGCTCCGTATCAATACCGCCAGAAATAACGACTGAGCCGGTGAAGATTTCTCCATATACAATTGGGACGGGCGTTCCGGCCCGGCTTGTTTGTTGCGTACCTGAAAAGCTAAAAGACAAACGCGGGTCTTGTTCACTTGAAAATTCAGGCATTTTTGGAACTGGAAACAGCATCCCACTTACACCGCTTAGAACCATACTCGCACCTATAAGGCCAAGAGCCGCCGAACCATAAGCCCCCGCCGCATAAAGACCTGTTGCACCCATCAAACCACCTCCGCCTGCTAATCCCGCACCTGAACCGCCTGCAAAAAGACCCGCGCCCATCGGCGTGAACGATAAACCGATCAAGGCCACTCCAAGAAGCACTTTTCCGAAATTACCCCCCGAACCTGAAATAACAGGTACAAAAGATATATCTGATTTACCAATAGGATCGTGAAGCTCGTCCGCACCAATCTCTTCCTCATTAGTTATGACTTTATAATATCTATTTGCCATATGACTTTCCAGTTGCGGAAAATTATTGATTAAAAAACTTACAGCTTGCGCAACATTAGAAACATTTATATCTTCAAATTCTTTGTGACCGACTTGTTTTGCCAGTTCTCCATATAACTTAATTTTGCGAAGCATAACGTAACCTCATTCCTGTGCATTTTAACAACCAAGGGTTGTAAGGTTCTTTACAAGATAGTCTATCTCTTAAATGATGTATTACATCGCCATCTACAAAAATCGCCACATGATTCAACCCGACAGCACCAATTGACATAAATAATAAATCGTTATTTTTTAATTTTTCGTTGTTTTTTAATTCAACAAATCCTGTATCTTTTGCGCATCTTTCAAACATCGGGTCATCTTGAAATTCTTCGGGTGTTGTTGGTCTTTCCCAATCTCTTAGTTCTATATTTAATTTTTCTTTGTAATATCTGCGAACAAGCGACCAACAATCAGAAACACCCCAAACCCAAGGCAAACCAATAATATCTGGTTTATATCCTGACGGGGCATATTCGCCCCATATTTCAGTTTTAGGGTTGACAATATACCAAGGCAAGTTTGATTGCTCACAGCTTATTTTATCGGCTTCTGAAGCAACAGGCGGTGTTGTCGGGTGTGAATGTACTATTCCAATAATTTTTCCAAGAGAATCTCCCGCAACAAAATCTTCTGGATTCATTATGAAACATTGATGCGAAGTTATTGCTAAATTTTGACAAGGAAAATATTTTTCTTTCCCGCGAATATTTAACAAAAGACCGCAAGATTCTTTCGGGTCTTGTTCTTTGGCATGAAGCAGCGCGTCAGCCTTCCAAGTCATCCTGTAATCAATCCAATACTAGGAAATTCTGAGCGAGTACATTGACGTTTTGGCGCTCGAACTCCCGCCATATCAAAAACAGCCGCGAGTTCAAAAGATACAACAGTTCTATTTTCTGCCGATTTTCTATCAATAATATATATTTCTTGGGGAAATTCTGCCGTGTTGTCTGGGGTTCCGTATGGGTTTACATTGCTTGGAAAATTAGCGGCGTCAAGAAATCTTGCCTGCGTTCTTATTCTTTTAACAGTTGCGCCTGTCAAATCGTTTCCTGTTGTCGTTTGATTTACCAAAAGAAGTATTGCTGAAATGGTTCCAATTGCATTTGAAAAAGTAAGCGTTGGCCGTGGCAATTGACCTTTACCATATTGAAAACCTTCAGCTTGAACAGGAAATCTTGTATATGAATTACCTTGCCAAATTATTTCGCCATTATCTTTCAAACTTGTTCCCGCATGAAAACGATAAGTTGTTGTTGCGCCGTGTAATGAATTATCAAGTGTCAAGGTAAAAAGTTCAATTACCGCTGACGGGTTGACATTCTGTAATTCGCTTACAATTTTATCTGTACTCATGCTTCAAATACTTGTCTGAATGTAGCGCTGATTGACGCCCTATTGTTATATGGAATTGACTTCGACCAAGTTTCGCAAACAAATTTCTTTGCGCCTGACAAAGTAACAGAAACAGCTGTTGAAGTTATTGTTGCACTTGCGGCGGCTGTAACTGTAAATGTATTTGCATCAACCGCTGTTGCGACAGTATAAGAACCATCTGTTGCGCCTGATGTAAAATCAATTGTCAAAACATCGCCGATTGCAACGCCATGATTTGCAATTGTAATCGTGATTGTTGTTCCTGATTGGACGTAAGTTCCCGTTTTTGTGAAGCCTTCGCCGGGCGGTGTAAACGTAAAACTTTCTTGATCGTTTGCGCGGCTATCAAGAAACGCTTCGACAACATCAGATTCTGTTTCGCTCAATTCAAAACTTACATTGTAGACTTTCGGGTTTTGATTGCTTGCTAGTCCAAAAAATATTCTCTGTTCAAATCCATCTGCAAACCTTACTGTGCGAACAGCGGGCGCAGATTTTTTTGAAAAACCTTGATATGTGGGAGTAACAGAAGGAAAAGTTGCCATTTTAAGTTGCTAATAAACCTCCCGGCCTTTTTTGTTTTATTAATTCTGATTGTATCGCCGAAGCAAGAGCAACGCCAAGTTCTTTTCCGCGATCTTCATTTGCATTTGATTGCATACCTTCAGCGGAGACATTCACATTTATATTATTGACAATGCCACCACCTACGCCGCCGATCTGATTATTTGGAATAATAGTTCCCGCAGAACGAGGAACAAATATCTCCGGACCTCGCTCCCCTACAATTGAAGGCTTTCCAACAGGCGGCCTTCCTCCATTTGCAAACCCTAAAAATCCTCCTATTTTAGTTCCACCGAATAAACCAGTAAGCGCCATTTGAACTCCAAGTCTTAACAAGGACGATGCAAGATCATTAATAATTGATTTAGCCGCTTCTCCAAGGGTTCTTGTTCCCTCTATAGCACCAACTAGAGCATCAGTAATACCTGTTCCAATATCTTCTCCGATCTGTTTAAAAGCACCATTAATTTTTTTTGCGATTTCCTCTTGTTTTGTCATTATTTCAACTTTTTTCTTCAATAATTCTTCTTGTTTTATTAAATCTATAATTTGCTGTGCATCTAATTCGCCAAATTTTTCTTTTAATTCATTTATTCTTTGTTCCATATTAAATTCTTCTTCTTTGCCTGCAAGTTTCGCTTCCATCGCAGAAATATTTTTTAAAAGTGCAATTGTTTGATCGTTAAATGCTTTATCAAGAGCAAGTTGAGCATCCCTTTCTTTTTCGCCTTGTAAAATAATTGATCTTTCTTTTAATATTTCAAGTTCTCTTTCAAGACGTTTTGCTGTTCCTCGATCACTTCTGTTTGTACTAAGTTGTGATAGTTCAAATTCTTTTCTAGCTATTGCAAGTTTATTTAATGCAAATTCTGTTGTTTCTGCTGTTTCAACTATACCTTTAATATTATCGTCAAATGCTTTTGCAGCATCCGCCGCTTCTTTTGCCGCATTTTTATTGTCGATAAATTTTGCCGCTAAACTTCCTAAAACAACAATCGCCGCCCCGATACCTGTTTTTATTAATGCTATTTTTAAGGCTGAAAGAGCAATTGTCGCTTTTGTAATACCACCCGCGGCCAAGAATGAAGAAGCCGCAACTCCTTTCAAACCAGTTGAAGCCAAAGCTGAATTGATCGCGGCCACCTGAAAAGATGTCGCCAAAGTTGCCAATTGTCCAATTATTACAGGCGTTATAATTGCAACACCTTTTGCAGCAACAGCTATTGCCGTAAATATTAAAGTCACTTGACCCGCACCAGATTTTACAAAATTGGTTATTGCTTCGGTTACTTTTGTTAATGCTCTAATAACTGGTAAAACAGCGGGCGCCAATTGATCGCCAAATGCCCTTGATAAATTTTCAGCTTCATTTCCTAAATTTTTAAATACTTGTGTCGGGTCATTTTCTAACAATGCCTTCAAAGAATCCGCGCCATCAAGTTCAACTTTTTTTAAGGCTCTAATAACAACATCACTTGTTAATTTGCCCTCCGATGCAAATTTCTTGAGTTCTCCAATAGTTACGCCAAGTTCTGCCGCAATTGGTGCGAGTATTGTTGGAACCTGTTCTGCAATACTTCTAAATTCATCCCCTTGTAAACGTCCAGAACCTAAAGCCTGTGCCAATTGCCTGAAAGCGTTTGAACTCTCCATCGCTGACGCTCCCGCCAGTTTCGCCGCTGTATTAAATCCGATGAATGTTGTTCTGATGTCTTCAACACCAACGCCCAAGGGTTGCAAACGTGCAGTAATATTTGTAATTCCTTCAAGCGCTTCTGTTGCACTAAGCCCAAATAATTTTTGCGCTTCTGCCGCTATTTCCTGAGATTTTGCAAAAGTTCCTGATGCTTTCGTTAATAATCCAAGTCTGACATTTAATTTTTCAAAATTTGCTGATGTTAATATTGCCTGTCTTCCTAAAGCTGTGACCCCAACACCAAGAATTGCAGTTTTAAGACCGCCAAATGCCCTCTGAAGCCCCGATGATTGTTGTTGAACACCTTTTAACGCTCTTGTGGCCTGTGAAGCATCAACTGTAAGTTTTACATTAGCCTGTGCCACAAATCAAAAAAAGCCTTTATTATATATTACCTTCTATTTGCTCTTTGGCGATTTAATTCTCTTTTTTCTCTTTCATTCTTAACTTCATAATATGCAGCCCAATATATCAGTTCTTCTTCTGTAATCAAAGAACGTAATTCTTGAATTGTTTTGCCTAGTTCTGTTGCGAGAAAAAATTCAAAATTTATCCAATTATCTCGCGATATTATTTTTTTGCTGTATCAACATTCAATTGAATATCAAACATAAATAATTCAATTTCGTTCAATACACTTTCTGGAAGTTCTCTTTGTAAATTCGGCGCGTCTGCGGGTGCAAATGCTTTTGACCCATCTTCTAATTCTGCATTTTTACAAAGAAGATAAGTTGATATTGTCAAAGCGTCATCTGTATTTGCCGCACCTTGAGCGCGGACACGATCATCCCTTGTTAAAGGCTTAAAATATAAATCAACAATTTTTTCTCCGTTTTTATTTTTAAATTCATATTTTCTTCTGGCCGTCATCTGATCTTTATAAGATTCAGTTAACAGATCAATCGTTCTTTTGTTTGGCATTGGTTAATTCGCTGACTAATAAACTCAATGTATCAGAGCGAGCTAGTAATTGCACCACTTGTAATAAAGCTGATATTTATTATTTGAATTTCGCCAAGTGTTGCGCCATATTCTGCCGATGTAATAATTCCAGAAAATCCAATTTTAGTTGATGACGCTGCAGAATCAGGAAATAATTCAAACAATGCGTCAGCGGCATCGCCTGTTGTTAATACATCATCAATAAATGATTCATAATCAGAGTTTCCAGCGGGGTCATAGATAAGTTCTGCGGAACCTTCGCCAGAAATCAATCCACCGATAAATGTTTTTGCAGTATCGCCATTTACTGTTGTCTCCATTGTGTCCTTAGTGATAGATAAAGACCAACTTCTAACACCTGAAACGTCAGCTTCAGTTCCCGCCGCATTGTGGAACATTATTTTGCCAACATCGCCCTTAATCGCAGCCATAACAAAAAAAAGAATTATTTATAAATATATTAACTCTTTTCTGAATTTTTTACATCTTTTTGTGAGTTTTGTTGACTCTCATAATATTTACGACATTCAGGATCCCAATAGTTTGCTTCCCTTCTTCCCTTGACAGCTTCGATTGCGTCAAGCATTTCTTCTGTGATCTCTAGTTTTGCCATTTTTAAAGTTCCTCAAAAATTTCAAAGGTCATCCGCAATTGCGTTTGAAACTGACCTTCAGGGTTTGGGTTGTCTACGACCTCCGGCCCGATAGGGCTATCAAAGATTACATTAGAAACCGTTATTCTATTATACAAATCCCGCAACCTTTTACCAATTGTATAGTTATCACCTGAACCTATTCCCTGCGGTGTAAAGATATTAAAAACAACAATTCCATTAACGCGATTCTGTCCGCTTGCATTTCCGAGAGTCAAATAATTACTTTCGCCGAATGTTGTAAGGCATTGAACAAAGGTTGTCACGGCGCTACTATCAAACGACATATTATGAAAAACAACAGGGATTGCGGGGCTACTAGCAAGCTCTGTCGCGACTCTAGCTTCAATTGTTGCTCTTACTGTGTTTAAATCAATAGCGGCCATTATTTACCCCTTATTTGTTTGTAAAGGTCTTGAATTTCGTTTGCAAGTTCTTTTGCCAATAAATCAAGATGTTTTGCTTTCAAACCTTGTTTGCTCCTATATGTACCGCCCCAAGATGGCGGCAAACTTGTTCCAAACATAACAGGTTCAGCATATGGAACATTATTGTGAATATGATATTTTTTTCTAAAATTTTCTTTTCCAAGTTGATAATTTAAAGCTTTTGGCGGTCTTATAACAGTTCCTTTACCAGAAGCGCCATATTTGCCTTCTTTGGCGGGTGCGCCGCTTTCTGCGTTTTCTCCTATCTGCCAAGAAACAGCAAGCCTTCC